CGTGGGGTTGACGTACAAGAGTTTGACCATTGGGAGCTTGAAGGCATATTGAAATGTCACTTTGATATTGTAAAGAAGTTCGGTACATTTGCTTCGGCTAAAGACTATAAGCCACTGATGAATGATTGGCAGCAGAAAATGTTTGATGCTCTTAAAGAGTATTATGACTCAAACTTCATTGCCAATATCATGGCTCCTATGTTCCCGGATGCTTCACGTAATACTCTTTGGGTATTAAAGCGTAAGCCTGGAGATGTAAAAGTTGCTCCTAAAGCCACTGAGCAGCCAAGTTTATTCGATAACGATTTAATGTAACAGATATGAAGATAAAAGAAGCTTTATTCAAACTCAATAACTTTTGCAATGCAAATAGAATTGAGTATATGGTAACAGGTACAACTGCTCTGGCTATGCTCGGAGTTCCGTCTAATCCACAGGATATAGATATAAAGGTGTTTCATCTGAAAGAAAAGCAGGAAGCAAAGTTAAAAGAACTTCAATTCCTATCTGGCTTTGAGAATGAAAACTATGAAGGAGGCGAGTGTTACTCATTTGTAATTGATGGAGTAAAGATAAATGCTATCATTGACAAGACTGAAAGCTATGATGAGATTATATCCAAAGAGGTAGTATTGGATATAATTGACGAGTCTCGTGCAAAACATCATTTTATAGGTGTTCAGCTAGTAGCTCTCGCCTTAAAAGATAAGATGAAGCTCAGAAGAGATAAAGACAAAACATATATGTTGAACTTAATTGCTAATTTGGCATCATTATGAAAAGTTTAATTTCAGTAACTCCAAGAGAGTTTAAGCGCAACTTCAATGAAGTAATGGAAATGTGCACAGATATGTGCATGACAACCAATCAGGAGATTATTATCACTGTTCCTACGAGCAGAAAGTCAAATACTCATGCAGAAATAGCTAAGCTCGTTCCTGTAGAAAATGGCAGAGGTATTAAGTATGAGTACAACAAAGAACTTATGGATAAGCATGGCATTAACACTTCTAATCCTAAGCTTTCAAAAATTGGAGCTATCATGGCTGGCGCTTTTGAAAAAGAAGGAGTTTACAGCCTTATAAGTTCAGAAGTTAAATATAGACTTGCTAGAGCCGTAGAAACAGCAGCTAAGGAACTTGTTAAAATAGTGTAGTTATGAAGTTTGCAAAAATAAGAAATGTAAAGTCTCCTGTTCGTGGGACTGGTAAAGCAGCAGGAATTGATTTTTTCGTTCCTAACTTTGGAAATAACAAAGGCTTTATCGTAAATCCAGGAACTGATGTTTTGATACCATCAGGTATTAAGATGGAAATTCCAGAAGGATATATGCTTATGGCAGCTGATAAATCAGGAGTTGTAACTTCTAAATGGGCTTGCCTTGGAGCCGGTAGAACACCGAAAGCAGAAGCATTTGAAAGCATCGTTATCCTCGGAGCCAAGATTGTAGATGAAGATTACCAAGGTGAAATTCATATACACGTTGTTAATGTCGGCAAAGCCAAGGTCCACATTAAGCCAGGTATGAAAATAGCACAATTTATTCTTGTGCCTGTATCGTATGAAGGCCTTGAAGAAGTTTCTGAGTCAGAGCTTTTCAGCCGTTCATCCGAGCGTGGCGATGGAGCACTCGGGTCTACTGGGTCATACTAAGGATTGATTTTCACATTATTCTCGCGCGCAATATCGCGCTTTAAGTACATGAATGATTGAATATAATGGAATAATAGGCATGCTCTAGAACGCGCGAGAATATATAAACTTTAAGCACATGAAACAGCTCAAGAAGAAAACAGTTGAAATTCCACAAGTCATTTATACAGACCAATTTCTTAGATTTGTGGCTATTTATGCCAACAGATTTAAGGCCACAAATGGATATGGCAGATGGCTTGCTGAATATAGACGAATGGATGAGCATGGATGGTTTAAGCCAGAAAAGTTGAGAGAGCTTTATGTCGATATATTAAAAGATACAAGCACATTGTCTTATATATACTGGGATGCTGTATATTATATTTGTATACAAGCTCTTGATGCTGCTAAGGCTTTTGCTTCTGCAAACTTATTTGATGTTAGAGTTATAACTGGCGAAATTGCAGTAAATGATGATGACGAAGAACTTACAGGCTTATCTATGGAAGAAGCAATAAGTATTTGCAATGCCATGAATGAAGAAGCTGAAGAATTGTTGTTTAGAGTTTATAACAGCAGAACCAATAAAATAGTTAAGTGATATGGGAAAAATTCAATACGGTGTATTTGACTCAACAGGAATGCTGCTTAGGTATTTTAATACTTGGAAACAAGCAGAAACTTTCAAAATATCAAATGGCAGAATGGATTGGCAAACAAAACAAATTTGGATAGAATGAACATAGCTTATAAAAATGCTACTGAGGCTTTTGAAGACCTATACGCTTTTATTATAAGCCAAGGAGTAAATACTAACGTCGGAACAAAAGCTGTTTACGATGTTGGTTTTTATTTACTTAATCCTCAGCAACGCATTATAACAACAGAATGGCGTAAATTCAGCGAACGATATGCAGAGCGCGAATATGCCTGGTATATGTCTGGAGATAGGAGTGTAGCTGAAATTAAAAAGCATGCTCCTATGTGGGATAAAATGCATGGTGGAGATAACATTGTCAATTCTAATTATGGATGGCAGTGGACTCGCAATCACCAATTGGCAAAGTGCATTAAACAGCTTAAAGAGAATAAAGATACTCGTCAAGCTTGGTTTACTATATTTGATGGTAAAGAAAAAGATGACTATGAATATGATACACCTTGTACGCTATCAGTCGGATTTGATATTAAGCCTCAAATAGGAACTCTTGATATGTGTGTAACTATGCGAAGCAATGATTTGGTTTATGGCTTTTGCAATGACCAGTATTGTTGGACAAAGCTTCAACAATTAGTTGCAGATGAGCTCGGTGTGTCAATAGGCACTTATTACCATTTTGCTCATGATTTGCATATATATAAGAGACACTTCGATATGCAAGAAAAGTATTATAAACAACAACTTAAAAACTTATAAAAATGAAGCTGGAAGATTTGAAAGTTATTGATATTATTCAAATGCCTCAGTTTGAAAAGCATATCGAGGCTTTGATTAAGGATTTGTATCTAATTCGTACAAATGTTATGAATGGAAGTCCTTATGTTCAATTCAAAAGAGGCCCCATTGAAAGATTACAAGAGAAAAAGGTATTTGAGCCTAAAGCTCTTGCTGCTCTTTACGCGAAAGTAGTCGATAAGACTATAAATACAAGCGAATATCCTTCTATGCTTAGAACTTTTATTAAAAGAATAGGTGATGAAGCTTTTCATAGAACCTATCTTGAGTTAAAACAAGCAGAAGAGGGAGAAAAAGTAGAAACAATAATGGTTAAAAAGGAAGAAGATGAAAAAGGTACTTAAATTTTTATGGAGATGTGTAGGTGTACTTTATTTCCCTATATATCTATTGGCCTGGGTATTGCATAAAATAGCAAGGCTCATGCTTGCAATCGCATATTTTGGATTGCTTAACAAGCAAGCTGGAAAAGATATAATCAAGTCTTTATTTAAGTAGCATGGAAGATATTAAGCAATATGGAGACTTAACCGAAAAGGAACTCTTTGAATTTCTCGATGAAATTAAAAGCGATGATGAGGATATTCAAGAGGCTCAATCTGAGGCAATTGAAAAAATTACCTTAGAAGAAGAACATGTTGAATTATCTGAAGAAGAGCAAGAAAACAGAGAGATTGAAGCTAGATATGGGGATAAAATGCCATGGACAGGCTTAGGTCCAAATAATTGTCAAGGTGTAAAACTGTTTGGACCTGAGGGACAGCGCAGAGCTGCAATGGCTAGCATAGAAGCTAAAAGGAAAAAGTCTCAACGGCTTAAAGAAGATAGAATACGTATTCAGCGTGAAGCTTTCAGGCAAGAATATATACGCCTGAGTGACCCTATAGGAAATGAAAGGATTAAGCTGTTAGTTTCATCACTTGTTAAAGAGCACACAAGAATGGTTGATAAATACTCAACTTATATAAACAAGCGATTAACTACTTTACTTAATCCTTTTATTCCACGTAGGTTAAGAATATGTAAAAGCTTATATCCTGACTCAATTCGTGCATGCCCTGGCTTTTTATATAAAGCAAGTGAGGAATATGGTGCTGGATTAACTTTTTGGGCGATGCCGAATATCCCATATTACTTTGCTCAAAATACAGAGCAGAAAGTTCTTATGGAGCATAAATCACCATTCTTGGTAAATGTGGACCAGTCTATAAAGTTCTATCATGAGCATCTTAAAAAAAGAGCAGACAAAGAGCTTAAATATGTTTCTTTAATATACCAAAAAGGCGTATACTCATACTTTGACTTGTTAAGACTTAATCCATTTTGGTATGAAGTTCTATATAACGATTTGCAAAACAAAATTAAAGAAATGGTATGAAAAGTAATAACACTAAATTAGCATTGCCAAGAATTTTAATCTATCAAGATGAAGACTGTAAAATCCTGGTAGATTATTTGGTGTATAACGGCTTTCAAGTAATAACCTCAACTGAGAATGATATACTAATCAAAATCAGAGAAAAGAATTATGACTTATGCATATTAAGCCATTATAAAACAACAGATGCCTTTATGAGGCTAAAGCCATTAAAATTTTTGCGCAAATCAGATGATAAAATGCCGGTAATAATGGTATCGGATAAAGCCCGATATGAGTATGTTATTGAAGCATTTGATGAAGGTGCAGATGATTACGTTATAAGACCATATAACATTGAGGAGCTTATAAGAAGAATAAAAGCCGTTTTGAAAAGATGTGGTGTGCGAGTAAGAAATATAGAGCCATCTTATGAGATAGGCGATTACCTGTTTAATACAGTAGATAAAATTCTTACTATAGGCAATGTAAAAACACAGCTTAATAATAAACAAAGCCAAGTTCTTGCTTTACTATGTGCTTATAAAAATGAAACATTACCTAAGAAAATACTTATGCAACAAGTATGGACTGATGATAACTACTTTAATAAACGTAGCTTAGATGTCCATATATGCATGCTGCGAAATATGCTTAAAATGGATAACCGAGTAGCTATAGAAACCATACGAGGAGTCGGTTATTCTCTCGTTATAGAAGAAGATGAAAGCTTAATGTAAAAAAGGCAGACTACTTTTCTGTAGTCTGCCTTATATTTCTCTCGTTCACTTGTTAAGCAACACGTTTCTTGAAATTCTTCAAAAAATACAGGCTCATTTTTCCTGTCACAAAATCCTCATCTTGATTACCTGTATGAAAACACTTAAGGCCATATTTATTGGTATAAACCTTAAAATCACCGCGTAATTCTCTCGTCCCAGTTTGGTTATTAAACCACCACACTCTAATACGATTTGTATCAAGCCATTTTATTTGCTGCTGAATATATTTAGTAAGGTTCTCATATTCATCATAATCGGCTTGGTCTTCAACATACGGGACAAAGGTGCATTCTATAAGGTCTGAGTCATCAACTGCTTTCCAATCATCTTCTATATAAAAATTATTGGAAAACATTTCAGATACCTCATTGGCTTCTTCCAAATTGTCTTCATCTAATGGCTCTTCACCATAATACAAAAAGCAAAAAGCATCATTTGATATTTGCAAAGTCTGCTTTTTGCTGTAATCTAAAACAAAATTACTCATTTATTCTCCCGTTCTATAGTTTCACGATATTTCTTCTCAAGCTCTGCTATTTCATCTAAAGCAGCTTGAGGCTGAACTAATTGAACAGCTGCGGGCAATTCATTTTCTTCTTGCATTGCTTGAACTGACTGAGAGCCATCAAGCAAATTCTCTTGCTGTACCTCTTGGGTATTCTCTTGTTCATTTATTTCCATATTGCAATTATTTATTTTTGTTCAACATTTCTCTTGTTTGGACTTGTGATATTCTCCTGTCCAATTGTGGCGGATATTCTCCTGTCCAATTGTGGCGGATATTCTCTCGACCATTTTAGTATCGGATTGGTCATCCCAATATGGACAAATATCACATAACAGCTCATGTTTACAGCCTATACATCCGGTATAGCCAGACATAAGCCGCTCATTTTTAATGGCCATGCGGCTTTTATGTGTTCTAGTGTGTAACATTTTTTAACAGTTTTACTTTTATTCTTTTATAGGCTAAAGTACAAAATAATCTTGATATAAATTACTGTTTTACAGACTTTAACATAAAAATTTTTCACTGGTTTATTGCAGCTTCAAAATAAAAATATAGAGCTCTAAACGCCTCGAAAATATATGAAATTTCATTATTCTCGTTCATTCTCTCCTCATTTCTTTTTATAGATTTAGTTTACTATTATTCTCAAATAAAAGTGTCCTAGAAGCCAAGAAAATGAGTCAACTTTTTAGCCATAAATTTAACAGCTATTTATATAACTGCTTGGTGGCTTAAAGCTCAAGAAAGTCCATGCCTCAATTCATATTATAGGCTTTATAAAAATACATTGATAGATACACTTCTTTTGACCTCTATCGCGTCAAATTGAGTTAACCCATGTTATAGTACACCTAAAGCCTAAAAGTGTCCTAGAACGCGAAAGAAGCATGTTTCTATGAGTTTACATATTTTAACATAAATCGCGATAATACAAAAATAGCCGCATATTTAGATATGCAGCAAAAAAAGAGCCGCCTCTTTCGAGACGGCTCTATGGGAGAAACGGTGTCAGGTGGCTGTGTTATGCAAGTGACTCCTCTTCGGCTGTAGTCTCAGCAGGAGCTTCGGCAGTTTCTCCATTTACCTGACCGGCGAGATATTCATCCAGCTCCTTCTTTACATCCTCGAGCTGCTTCTTTTTGGCTTCCAGTTCTTCCTGAGCTTTCTGCAGCTTCTCCTCTGCCTTCTTCACATTCTCCTCGCAGCGAATTACGCGGTCCTGAGGAGTAAGCGGAGTGCGGGTTGCTGCTGCCTCACGACGCTCCAGATACTTGGCATTGAGCTGTGCGCCTTCTTCGTCGAACTCTTCGGCAATCTTAATGCCCTCAGCTTTTACAACCTTGTGCATAGTCTTCGTTGCGAGCGGATTGCCTTCGATAGGAGCCGGAACTGAAATGCGGTAGAGCAAGCGCTGAGCTCGTTTGTCAGGCACGATTGCCACGATACGGCCAACTACCATTTCAATGTACTCTTTACCGTTTTCGTCTATAGTGCGGTATTTCTCAAATTCTACCATTTTACCTACATTGCCGATAACTTCGTTAACCTCTTCGGCAATTGCTTCCGGCGTCCATTCAACTTTGTCTGCCGGGTCTTTTGCTTTGCGAGCACGGGCTTTCTTCTCCGGCTCAACAACTTCGTCCAGAATGCGAACGAGATTGCTGTCGTGTACCTTAATAATGCGGCGTCCGTCGTCTGTCTTGATTGCATAGAGCACCTTATTGCTGCGCTTCTCTTCAATCACTCCGGCGATATAGCCGTCAACCCATTCTGCGGTGTTGAAAGGAACTGCCTGACAACGGTGATTAACATTCTTCTTCAGCTCTTCAGCCAGTGCATGACGGTCCTCATCGGTCATCTTTGGCTTTTTCTCCTGAGTTGCCTTGCTGCCATTGTAAAGCGGGTTAAGTCCGCCATTTTCTTCAGCTGCCTTGATAGCTGCTTCTTCCTCAGGGCTGAGCTGAGTTTCTTCAGCTGCCTTGATAGCTGCTTCTTCCTCAGGGCTGAGCTGAGTTTCTTCTTCACTTGCAGGAGCGGCAGGAGTCTCTTCTGCGGTTGTCTCAGGAGCAGCGGGGGTCTGAGCCTGTTCACGAGCTGCGAGTACGGCCTCGATAGCCTTCTTGTCTTCATCACTTGCTGTTGCCAAAAGAGCGTTCAGCTTCTTCGTTGTCATCTGCGAAAATTTCTTTGTTGCCATAATACTGTAATTTTTGAATTGTTATTAAAATGTTATTGTTTAATTTTGATATTGCAAATATACTATGTTTTTTTGAATTATTGAGCCGCTTTGGGAACTTTTTTCCAAGTTTTATGTTAAAAAATATTAATTGAGTTTCTTAAACGGCCCTAATAGCCCGAGAGTACTTATATTATATCCCTCCTTGCCAAAGAATTTGAGTGCCATATTAGCCAATCTTGATAGGCTCAAGGCTTCTGAAGACACTACTACTGTAAGCGTATAATCTGTTTCTTTAGATATTATTGCATAATCGCAAATTGCTTCCATGAAGCCGTCTAAGGCATCATAATTATCATAAGCTTCAAGCCTATAAACCGTTACAAACATTTCATTTCTTGCCATGTTATTTAGCTTTTACGGTTTTTGTAACTCTTGCTTACCTTTACACTGAACACGCCGTGCCAAAGAGCAAATCGGATTGCTGTTTCTGAGTAGTCTTGTTCAACTGCAATTGTCGGTGTCAAAAACAATGTTTCTGACTTGGTTACTAAAAATTTCATTGTTACCATATTACTGTAAATTTTTATTAGTTGCTCCGCAACAATATTGCGAAAGCAAGGATTAAACTTAGTGCCGCTGTAGGTGTCGCTCCTAAAATCCGCTTCGCTTGATACTGTTCCACGAATATCGTTTCTCTCCGCAGCGGCTAAGGTCATGCATTCTCTTGAGGAGTGCCGTCCCATTCTGTTTGCTGTTCAAGCACAACGTATCGTGTTTTCTTCGTGCGACACATAAGAGCTGCATAGCTCTCTGCGTCTGCCAGATTGTCAAACTTCTCCACAATTGTGGGCTGAAAGACTGCGGGATAGGCGACCGCTACGTAATAAATTTTCGTTTCCATTTTTACTGTAATTTGAATTGTTAGTATCTTTATTTTTATGGTGCAAATATACTACTTATTTTTAATATAGAGCACTGCTTTGAGAACTTTTTTCGAATTATTTTACACCCATCTGAGCAGCATATCTATCAATCTATTCTCTTGTAAGCCACTCAGGTTTAACCGGCAACAAGTCATAAAGCTCTCGCATTTTATCGATTTGTTTCTGCTCGTCATGAGCCCAAAGGCTGTGATTTGCATCACGGTTACTATAACCGAGGTAGTACTCACAATCGCATTGAAGCCGGTTGAGTAGCATGTACTCAAATTTATAGTCTCTTGCTGCCATGTTAGTATATTCTTAGAAATTTGTGCAAATATAGTCTCTTGCCGTATTTCACAATATACGCATAGCCATTTCTCTTGCTGTAGCGTATCTCTTGCCAACGGCCTCTCGTAACCTCTGGGTCCCTTACTGTGAACTTGATTGTGCTCACATACCTTGCCGCATCGCCTGAGTGACTTATTTGTATCTCAATGCACTCGGCTCCGTCATGCAAAACTCCTGTTCTCTTGAACTGCGATTTGTTATTTTCCATTATTCCGGTATGTTAAACTGTTTCAACAATTTGTTTCTCTCGTCTTTCGGCATTCTTGTGAGGTTAATTCTCTCGGAGCCGGTCCAAAGATATACATAGTCACAATGACCCATCCAACTGCGTTGGCATTCTTGCCGATAGTCATTTGCCTCAGTGTAGCTTGCAAATTCGGCTTTATAGTCGTATTCGCTGTCGTCTCTTTCAACGTACAAATAAACTGTCTTCTTCATATTATTCTCCTGTATTTATATATTGTTTCACTCGTCCAAACCGTACGCCAAAGCTTATGTAACAACTCTCGGCATATACTTTAGCCTTTGCTGTCTTCGGCCAATCGCGCCTCGGATTGTGTAACTTCATTCTCTCGAGCTCTTTGTCTGTCAGGAACTCACCCTGTGGGCATACGTCATTCTCCCGCAGCACCACGTTATACACATAAGTTCTCTTGCTGTCCATATTATTCCATCATTACTTTTATTGCCCATTCAAAGCCTGTTATTCTCTCGAGGCGCTCCTGCTCGAGCTCAGCCACTCTCCGGCTTTTGCAAATAGTTGGGCAATAGCCTTTGTGGTATCTCTTGGGCTGCACTTTCCACGCTTTGAGATTGCTCTCCTGTATCATGCCGTGTATTCTCTCGGCCCATACAGCTCTGTCTTGTCCATCTCTCCCGGTAGTTGCTATAATTCGGCTCTCCCGGTCTGTGCTGTCGATTGTTACTATGTTGCCGTACTTGCTATAAGTTATTTGGCAACCCAGTTCCGTAGCCTTGTCGATTAAGGCTTTCCACTGTTTGTCGGAGTATTCACTCCTGTAATAGTTCTTTGTCATATTCTCCTGTTATTTAATAATCTCTATAATAATTTTTGCAGCCGCATCAATAGCCTGTTCATATATACCTCCGTCTTGTAAATCAGGAAAGTTACACCATTCACATACCTCGCTATAATTAATAATATTTAGGTCTGACAGGTCATAATAATTCTCTTGTACGGCACGCACCAATTCTCTTGCAGCACGTACTACTAAATTAAATTTATCCATATTATAGTTTATTTTAATTCTCTCAGCAATATTGCCAATTGTGCCCAGTAGGAGAGTCGAACTCCTGTGCAGCCTTCCCGGCCTGGGCTAAATATCCGCATCAGCGGATATTTACGCCGTTTTCGTCCACGGTTATTATTTCGAGCAGCATTGCCTCTCTCGGTATTTCTCTCATTTCGACAATTTTCTTGCCGTCCTCCCGTTCGGTTGTTTCCTTTTTCGACTTGTTTTCCTTATAAATGCAGTACGTATGGCCGTAATAACCGCTCAGGTCATTTCTCTTGTCGGCCTCTTTCAGGCATTCCAAAATATTTTTTTCGGCATAATAATGGCATTCGCTGGCAAACATTCTCTCGCCGGTTACAGCACAGTTGTCAATACGGATTTCTCCCGCGTTAATTTTCTCGTTGTCCAGAACTGTCAGGACGAAACGATAATTTCTGTTAATTTTCATTGTTGTTATATTTTAATTATTTCCGTTTTATTTATATTGCTAATATACCAATTTTATTTTAACCGGAAAAATTTATTTGGTTAATAAATATTGGATATTTGTTAATAACCATTAAATAAATTATTATATATATATCCGGTTTATTTTCGATATGCTAATATAATAATAATTTTATCGGCTATAAAATTTATATATTAAAAAAGTGTTAAGAAACCTGGATATAAATATTAAAAAATATCGGCTATATAACCTGTAAAATAAATAACATATAAAAATTCTATGAGTTAAATCGTATTAAATTCCCTGGCTGTTTCGTTAATAAGCTGAAATAATAATTTTATACCTGTCAGCTAATAAAACAATTGTAACCTGAAAATATATTTGGTTAGGAAGTGTTAAATTTTCGTTAAACCTTGTTAGAGGAGAGGCTATGAGCCTGTCTCTGGCTTGGAACCTGAAAGTTATTTTAGCTAAGAGTTGTTAACAGGCTGATAGCCTTAATGCTTCTTAACGAATTAAACCATAATTAACGAATTAGGCTGTCAGGCTTAATGCTTTTTAACCAAATAAATTTTTATATTTTGCCTGTGTGGAAATTAGGCCCCCTGCCGCAGTGCCTGGGTGCCCCCTTATATATAGTATATAGAGCCGTGTCCATAGGCAGAAAAATTTTTTGGCTTCAAATCATTCTCGCAAATTGCCACCAAATCAAAATTCGCAAAGGCCATCATTCAGGCATTCTCGCAAAAAGGCCGTAAACAAAAGAAACAAGAGAAAACAATCAATTGTTTCTCGATAAGTGATTGATTTTCAATAAGTTAGATATATTATAAACAAATAAACAATAAGAAATATAAATCACTTAAATAGAATTGTAAATAGTGAATAGTGATATGATATAGATAATCACTTAACATATCACTTATTAAACATAAAAAGTAAGTGATATAGGGCAATTAAATATTTATGTCATATAGATTCTTTTCACTAATGCATTTTTTATAAGTGATTGATTTTCAATTAGTTATATTCAGTGAAATAGAAACTACATTGTTTACAGGCTCAACTCTATTTCACTGAATAACTAGTGAAACGTGAAACGTTACAAAACTATTTTCCATATTGGTAAATCAATTCACTGATATAAAAAATGTTAATTTCTCATTTCCTGTGTAATTTTTATTTTGCAAGAATTTTCACCTATCAGTTTTTATTAGTATATTTGCAAAGTAATAAAAAACTATATTTATGATACGCATAGGTAAATACAAGTATCTGGTAGATTTACAAGAAAATGCCAACTTACAGTCTACAAGTGCATTTTTCATACTTGAATTTGAGAATGATAATAAAGTATACATAGGCTGGACAGGAGAAACAAAAGCTTTCACTGTAAAAAACAAAATAGAAGTACTTATAAGTAATGCATTTCATAACACTATTTGGCTAAACAAACATAATCCAGACTTAATAAAAGCCATAACTGAAAGCAAATATATAACGGTGTCAACAGAAGAAATTCCTATGGACCTAGACCTGATAAGCATATACTTAAGAATGTATGAATTGATAGATGAATATATGGCTTATGCTCCCTATGGCCACAACATAATAAATAGCTTAAATAAATGTGCAGCAGAAAAAGCCGTCATACCAGGATATGCAGCAAAATGGGGAATACCAGAAACCATATATAAAGCTGGTACAAATAGCGTTCGTAGCTATCCGCATAGAGCCGTTTATCAATATAAACAAATGACTGATAATCTATATAAGCTCTATAAAAAATGGGACTCCATAAGAGAGTATATAGAAAGTGTGGCTCCAATGAAAATAAACCCAAGCGCGATATATATGTGTTGCAATGGCCAACGTAGAATTGCTTATGACTGTATATGGAGATTTGATGGAACAGAGGAAATAATTGAAATTGCTCCAGATATGAGAAAAGTAAAAACTAAAGAGGCTGCCAACATAGAGAAAGATGCAGAAAATAGAGTAGCTAAGTTTATGGCCAAACAAGCCAAGATAGCAAATAAGTTAGAAACTGGTAAATCAAGAATACTCAAATAATATGAAAACAGATAAAATAGCACAGAAATTAGCAGATATATTGCCAAACAGGCCAGTAGTTCCTGGAATGTCTAATCCAGACACATCCAAGCTTGTAGAACAAGAGGCTACACGCATCAAATCAAAACAAGATGCAAAGGAATTGGCTCGTATTAAGTATCTTGAAAAGCAAAAACTTAAAAATCTTCAAGTTAAACAAGAAAAGCGCCAATCATTAGCAGAAGAGCTTGGTGTGGAAGAAATACCAGATGGCCAAACTGAGCTCCAAGCCAAACGTATTGCAGAGCAGCAAAAACGAGTTGAGGCTATTGAGGCACTTGAGGCTCAGACTGTAGAGCCGCTTAAAGCAACTGAGTTAGCAGAACGCCATGACTCGGGCAAAGGCTCATATTCATCAGCTATACGCTCAGCACTTCAGTTACAAGGAGCATCAAGACCTGAAATAACAAAACTTCTTACTAGCCTTAATATCAATTTAAGTGTTCAGCTTACAAAGCAGGACACGGCTAATTTATTGGCTTGTCTATTAACATGTAACCACTCGCAGCTACAAGCCTTAATGACTAATAAAAAAGTGCCGGTTGTAATAAAAACTGTAATTAAGCGCCTTATTGAAGACGAAAAGCTAGGTAACATTGAAACTATAGAAAAATTATGGGATAGAATATTTGGCAAAGGACCTATGCAATTAAGTCTCCCAGAAGGACAGCAGCTGCAAACTGGAATAATACCAAATCAACCGGTATCTAGAGAAGCCTATATTTTGATACGTGATACTTTAATTAAATAGCAGAAAAAATGGATAAGGGATTAGAGCAAATGAAAGCAAAAGAACAACTTACCAGCGAGTACGTTGCAAAAAGGCTGGATTATAATCCGGAAACAGGAATTTTTACATGGAAAACTCCAACCGCGGCAAGGCTTAAATCAGGAGATATAGCAGGCATTATTCATAAAACTGGTTATGTAAAGATAATACTAGATGGAATACCATATTGGGCACATAGACTGGCCTGGCTATATTATTATAAAGAATGGCCAAAAGGAGAAGCATATCAGATAGACCATATAAATGGCAATAGAGCAGATAACAGAATAGCCAATCTCAGATTAGTTACAAACAAGAAAAATGCCAGAAACCATAAAATGTATTCGCATAATACATCTGGCATAACTGGTGTTTGCTTTAACGAACAATCACAAAAATGGTGTGCTCAAATTCATACAAACGGCAAACAAATACATTTAGGAAGTTTCCACTTTTTTGAAGATGCTGTAAAAGCAAGAGAAGCAGCTGAAATAAAGTATGGATATACAGTAAGAAAGGAGGGATAATGGACTCACTAAAAACAATGCAAGAAAGAGCTTTAGATACTACAAAGCCAGGAACTGTAAATCCTGTGGAAATGTTGCGTCTTGAGGCTCTTACGTCATTTGAAAAGTATACTAAACTAATGTTTAAATGTCAATATAAACGCTCATTTATAGTAGCAGAGCACCATAAGAAAATGTTCGAAGTATTACAAGATGTTGTAGATGGTAAAATTACCAGATTGATTATCAATATCGCTCCCAGATATGGGAAAACTGAGCTTGTTATAAAATCATTTATCTCATGGGCCTTCGCCTTGAACCCGAGGTGCAGATTTTTGCATTTGTCTTATTCAGATATACTTGTGAATGACAATTCAGATACTGTACGTAATATAATGAGTGAAGAATTATATAAAACACTCTTTCCTAATTCAGCTCTTGCATCCGAGAAAGGTTCGGCTAAGAGATGGAAAACTAAAGCAGGAGGAGAACTCTATGCAGTGTCAACACAAGGTCAGGTCACAGGCTTTGGTGCTGGAGCGGTGGATGAAGAAATAGATAAAATGGATGGAGGCAATGATATATTTGTTTTCGATGACCACACGAATGAAATGCTTAAAATGATAGATGCTAAAACCAATATATTTCAAGGCGCAATTGTAATCGATGACCCCCTGAAAGCCGATGATGCAGCATCTGACCTTATACGAGAGCGCATAAATCAACGCTTCGAAAATACAATACGTAACCGTGTTAACTCGCGTAGAACGCCTATCATTATTATAATGCAAAGATTACATGAGCATGACCTTTGTGGTTATTTGCAAGAAATCGAGCCTGATACATGGACTGTTTTATCACTCCCTGTTATACAAACAAACCCTGAGACAGGAGAAGAATATGCTCTTTGGCCGATGAAACACAATCTTGATGAACTATATAAACTACGAGAGATTAACCCAGTAGTATTTGAGACCCAGTATATGCAGAACCCAATTCCTACTGAGGGCCTTATGTACCATGAGTTCAAAACATATCAAAATATAGAATTGCCATCAGGCTCTAAAGCTAATCAAAGATGGTGTTACGTTGATACAGCTGATACTGGCTCTGATTATTTATGTGCAATTTGCTTTATAAATACTCCAGAAATGCTATATGTAATTGATGTGCTATACACACAACTGCCCATGGAGAAGACTGAAGTGATGTTGGCCAAAATGCTCACAGAAAATAGTATAACAGAATGTCTGATAGAGTCCAATAATGGTGGTAGGCAGTTTGCTAGAAATGTAAAGCGCATTACAAGAGCTACTTTGCATAATTTCAAAACAGCCATAAATACTTTTACACAGACAAAAAATAAAGCTGCTCGTATTTTTTCAAATTCAGCTCTTGTTAACTCAGATGTAGCGTTTCCAGAAAATTGGGATAAAAAATGGCGTGAATTCTATAATGCTATTACAACTTATCGTAAAGATAATAAGCGAAGGGCTGCTCATGATGATGCACCAGATGCACTTACAGGCATAATTGAAATGAGACTTAGAAAAGTAATTACAAAAAAAATTAAAGTACGATAAAATGGTTAAAAAACTTCTTTATAATGTAGGCATAAATGACTATATCGGTAAAGTAAATATCAATGGTAAAATAGAAAAGGAAATATACAACGCAATTAAACGTAGATTAGTTATATTTTAATTCTCGCATTATTCTCGCAACCTATATTCTCTTAAAAGTTTAGTCCTTATTAATTTCTAAATCTTAGAGAAAATTGATTGCGAGAATGACTCTAAGTAATGCTCTATTAAAAAATGTTAAAAGCTGTACAACTTATAATATAATTTAGTATATTTGCACTGTGGAGAAGTCAATTCAAAGCAAAAATACAGGTAATTCGATGCAAGTTAAGGGTAGCTGCTCGGTAGTATTAACATTAAAAACATAAATAATATGGGATTAAACTGTGGATGCCCTGCCGGTGCTCATATCGCCGATCTTGAGATTGCTGAATGCAAGGAGAGTATGGGGCAAGTTCAAAAAGTTGCATTCCAGCGCATCTATAAGACAGCTGGAACGAAGAACTCTGTCACTGACCCGACTAAGAAAGCATCGTTTTCTACCTTGTTTTCTGCGGCTGATGGTTCTAAAATGACAGTTTCTCCGTATATTCAAGGACCTACTTCTGAGCCTGGTGCAGCTCGTACATTCGGCGGTGGTAACCAGACACTTGGAGGTATTGAGATTACAATCGGCCGTGAGCCGACAACGTTCTCTGCCACTATCTATCAAGAAAGTCAGAAGACAATTGCACAGCTGAAACAATACATGTGTGAAGAGATTGGCGTTTGGCTGATTGATGAAAACGGCAACATCGGCTGCTTGGTAGATGACCAGGATAAGCCTACAGCATACTTCCCAATTCCTATTGGTAAGTTCTTTGTTGGTGACAAGAAGCTTGGTGGTTTTGAAGAGCCGGACAGCAATACAATTGAATGGTCATTCTATCCTAACTGGAGTGATAACTTCTATATCATCAAACGCGAAACATTGGACTTCAATCCTCTTACAGATTGGGTTAATGCCGCTTCTGCTGGAGCTTAAAACTTTCAGTTATGAGAAAGAAAAAAGAACAAACAGTAACATTAGTTGTGCCTGAGTACAATATGAGGCAGGAGTTTGGCATTCAGCATGCCGAACGCCTGCTTGATATGGGCACGGCCATAAACGGTGGATGGGAATTACCTAAAGATAGCAATTATACTTACGACGAAGAAAATGGCCTTAGAGTTAAATCAGATAAAGCAAATTCTGCAAAAGCCGACTAAACGTCAGACTATTCAGAAAGCTGTAAACATGCAGCGTCGTCTTAGATTTCATACTGAGACGAATGTTGCTGTATCTGATATTAACCAACCTACGGCTATATTCCTTGATTGGGTAAGACAGTTGCTTCCGAAGGATAAATTCAACATATTCCTTCATCTGTTCAAATTTCCGTTGCCTACACCTGCTGTAGTTGAGGACGTCTATAGAGAACTCGAAAGAGTTTTCTATAGTCGTAACTCATCAAGCTCATATCAGTTTACTGACTCTGAGCTTGCAGAAGACTGGTCTCAGTATAAAAAGAATAACCTCAATGAGCCAGAGGTGTGGAAGACAACCGGATGGAAGAGAATGCAGGTATCGCCAAATAGTATTTTGGTAGTAGACCTTCCTCAAGTACAAACATCTTTGCGCCCAGAACCGTATTTTTATTGGCTTGAGATTGATGCTGTAATTGATTACCAGACTTTTAGACTTGATGAAAATCAGTTTGAGTGGCTTATTTTCAAACAGCCGGAACATCGAATAGCTGTATTTGATGATACTTCTATAAGAGTATATCAGCTGAATGAGAAAAATGAAATTCAGTCACTTATTTCAGAGGCGAAGCACGATTTAGGATATTGCCCAGCTCGGTTCTTTTGGTCAACACAACTCAATGAGAAAAATAAAGACCTTAAGAAAAATCCAATTACAAAAGAGCTGTCAAATCTTGATTGGTATTTGTTCTTCTCTATTTCGAAGCAGCATTTAGACTTGTATGCGCCTTATCCTATATATAGTGCGTATGAAGCCGATTGTAATTTTGAGAATAATGAGACTGGTGATTACTGCGATGGAGGTTTTCTACGCAATGCAAAAGGTGAGTATAAAATTCTCAATGATGGAACAGTTGAAAAGTGTCCTTGCTGTAGCGAAAAGCGTATAGCTGGTCCTGGTTCATTCTTAGAAGTTCCTATACCAAATCAATCTGAAGGTGTCGCAGATATGCGTAATCCTGTTCAGATAACTACTATCGATAAAGACTCACTTGATTATAATGTCAATGAGTGCGCAAGGCTTAAAAATGAGATTGTAATTTCTGTTGTTGGTTCAGGTGGTACTGTAAGTGAAAAAGAAGCTATCAATGAAACTCAGGTAACTGCTAACTTTGAAAGCAAAACCTCAGTTCTCAATGCCTTAAAGACCAACTTTGAATTGGCACAGAAATTTGTCGAAGATACTGTTTGCAAACTCAGGTATGGAGGTGCTTTCATATCATCTTCTGTAAACTGGGGTACAGAGTTTTACGTTTTCACAGTAACAGAACTATATTCTAAGTACAAACAAGCAAAGGAGAATGGTGCGTCTAACTCAGAACTAGATGCTATATCGCAACAAATTCTTGAAGTTGAGTATCGTAACAATCCTTTGGTACTTCAGAGAATGCTTATCTTAAAGCAATTGGAGCCATATCCACATAAAACGCTGGATGAAGTGTTAAAATTGTATGAAAAAGAGTTATTAAATGAAAATTTGGTAAAACTTAAAATAAATTTTAGTACTTTAGTCGAAAAATTTGAACGTGAGAACATTAACATAATTGAGTTTGCTTCAAATAAGCCAATGAGAGAAAAAATAGATATTATAATAAAAAAACTTTTGGAATATGTTACAGAAATTGGAACTTCAGCAACTACAGGCACTCAGTCTTGAGGATGTTAAGTCTTATAAGAAAAAGGCCGTAGAGCGTAAAGCAGAACTAGAAGCTGCTAAGGCTAAAGGCGGAAAAGCTTGGACAAGCGACTTACAGGAAGAGCTTGACGAGGTAGTTCTTTTCCTAGTGGATGTTGATGATGTTATCGAAGAAAAATCATCGGCCTCGAAAACACAGGCTAAGGGTGGTTATACTCCTAAGCCGGGTACTGAGAAGATGGTGCACTTGTCAATTGTGCGCGGTCGTAGGTTTAATCCAATGACTGGCAAAGAAGAGTCACCAGCATATACTCAAATGTTCACATTTGCAGAGTGGCAGCTTTTCAAGAAAACGTATAAAGGCCTTGGTTATACCATTATGGCGGCCTTGCATGACCCATACGGAGATGCTGCAGAGTTAGTACAAAAGTAATTAACAATAAAAACAAAGCTATATGTTAACAATTGAGATGCTACGACAAAGTTCAGCTTTAACAGGCCTTACGGATGACCAGCTGAATGCGATTGCTGAGATGTCAAGAAATGATGAGAATACCGTTATTGGCACTAAAATCGGTGCATTGCACGGTCAGTATGATGCTGATATTCTTGGCATTACAGGCATTAAAAAGAAAGATGGTGAAAAAAGTTATGACTATGCTAAGCGCGTACTTGGTGAGTACAAAACTAAAGCAGAGTCTACGAAAACAATTCAAACTCAGCTTACTGCTGCTCAGGCACAGGTCGCAGAGCTCCAGTCTAAACTTGAAAAAGGAGCTGGTGATGAAACTTTGAAGCAACAGCTGAAAGATGCTAAAGCTCAAGTAACTCAGCTTCAAACTCAGCTTCAGACAAAGGAAACTGAGTTCAATACCAAAAAGGCAGAGTTTGATAAAACTATTAAGGACACACATGTAGATTATGCTTTTCAAGCTGCTACAGCGGGCCTTAAGTTTAAGAGTGGTATCACTGAGCCTATTCAAAAGACACTGCTCAATGCTGCAAAAGCAGAAGTCCTTGCAAAAGGTACTCCTGATTTTATAGAGGACGGCCAAGGAGGAAAGAAGCTTGTTATTCGTGGTGCGGATGGTAATATCCTTAACAACCCGAAGAACAATCTTAATCCTTACACAATGCAGGAGCTTGTAATGGAAACATCGCTTAAAGATGTAATTGACAAAGGCCGTCAGCAGACAGGTGGTGGAACAGGAGGCTTTGGGTCCGGTTCAGGCGGAACAGGTGGAACACTTGACTTGTCTGGCATTAAGAGCCAAGTTGAGGCCGATAAAGCCATTGAGGCACATCTGCTTGCAAATGGTTTGACCCGCGACTCACAAGAATTTGCAGACCAGTCAATGCAACTGAGAACTGAAAACAATGTGGCAAGTTTGCCTATTAGATAAAATGGCACATCCTAAGAGATAAACGAAAAAATGCTATGAGGCGTAAAAGGGTAATGCACCATATTAGCATAAGTATTAACAATTAAAAAACTTAAAAGTTATGAGTCTAGTTTTAACACGTATCCAGAACATCCGCGCGAACTCTAACCTTGATAAGTTTGAGTATCGCCCCAGTAGGTACGGTGCGCTGAACGCTTTTATGGTGCAGTCTGAAGACCCTACTGGCATCCTTACTGAGGAACTGAAGCAAAAAGCAAGGACCTCTATCGGTAACATGCTGGAAACTCCGGTAATTGACTACGATGCTGATATTACTATTGATAGTACTCGCACCTTGACAATCGCCGACAGTGAAAACACTTCTAAGATGGTTCAAATCACATTTGTCACTTACGCATGGGGATTTACTATTGCTCCGGCAATGTACATGAACAACGAAATTGGCATTCAGAAGGACTTTGAAACCAAGATGATGAAGTACATCTATGCTTTTGCGAAAAAGCTTGATGAAGCCGCTCTTGCTATTCTTGCAGCCAACAAAACACAGGTTTTGAAAAACCCGCTGCTGTATGACTGGTCTTCTAATGCCATCAACGCAAAGTGGACTGAACGTGAAAACGTATTTGGTGACCTTGAGGTTATGATGGGAGCAAATGACTTCTATGGCCAGTTGCACATTGTAGGTGACCCCGGTGTTGAGTCTATTATGCGTAAACTGCAGCAGCACGGTCTTTACAATGATGTAAACAAGCAGAATGAATTCGGCACTAAGGTTGTTCACCTGACAAACAACATTGCAGCTGCTAAAGGTAAGTATGCTCAAGGTTATGCTGTAAATGCCGGCTCTCTTGGAATGTTGACCCGCTTCGAGCGTGACTGCTTGCTTGGAACTGTTTCCGGCGATGGTCATGAGTGGGGTATTGCTACTTTGCCTCTGTTGAACATGCCTGTTGGTACATACTTCTACGATTCTGTAGGTGACTACAATACTATCGCAGGAGCCGCTACTGCTGATATGACTCGTACGCGCAAAGAGCACTATGGCTTTGCTGTTGACGTGGCCTTCTTGACTGCACATAACAGTGCATCTAGCACTTTGGCAAGTCCTATTCTGGCATTCAATGTATCAAGCGAGGATGCAGTTTATGCTAAGCCTGTGGTTGTTGTCAACTCTGAAGACAATCCGGTTAACACTAAGGAGGCTTCTGCAGGAGTTGGGGGATGATAAACCGATAGCAAATCTTTGAGTTGTTATTAGCTTTGGTAGGAGGCACACTGAGCCACTAGGCGATAGTGGCCTCCTATTTTTCATTAAAAAATTAAGAATTATGGTTAGAGCCAACGATATACAAGAAAAGCTGTTACGCCTTATTGGATGGGAGCAGAATTATGATACATCAGACTTAAAAATATCTGATGCTTTAACCGTGAGTGAAAGCGGCTTATATTTTCAACAAATTCATCCTTTGCTGACTTTGCAGAATATGTCATGTATTGCTCCGGATTTTAATAATATCACTTTTCCAGAATACAATTCTGAAAAGGAATATAGCAAAGGCAATGTAGTTGATTATCAAGGAACACAATATAAAGCACTTCAAAAAGCACAAGGAAAACAGCCTGATATTGAGTCTGAGTATTGGGTTGAAACCAATTTATTTTCTGAATGGCTTGAGAGCAAAACAAAAGCAAGCATTCAAAAAGCTATTGCTAGATATTGTAATGAAAAAACGGTAGAAGGAACAAATAAGCCATTATGCGAAAGTCGTACTCTGTTTGATGGAACAGGTAGATTAGTAGATACTGTAAAGAATAAGAAAAATCTAGTTGGCTTTGAAATTATACCAGTAAGAGCAAAAGGTGTAACCACGAAGATAAATAAAATATGTCTTCAGTTTACTAAAGCTGGAGAATATACTTTGTATCTTATGCATTCAAGCATGGATGAGCCAATTAAAACTATAAAGTTGACTAAAGTACGAGATAATAGCGCTGAATGGTTTACAGTCGATGACCTCTATTTGCCATATCAAAGTGAAGATAATGATGCAGGAGGAAGTTGGTATTTATGCTATTTTCAGTCCGAACTTCCAGAGGGAAGCCAAGCTATCAGAAAAGATAAAGACTGGTCAAAAGAGCCTTGCGGCTCATGCTCGCGTAGAGAATTACTTGCTTGGATGGCATGGTCTAAATATCTTGAAATTCATCCATTCTTCGTAAATGAAGAACTTATAAATACAGAAGACGAAAGTTTACATTTATGGGATGTTGAAAATAATCAATATACCTATGATAACAACTATGGCTTAAATCTTGAAATAACAATAAGCTGTGATATTACAGACTTCATAATTGAACAGCGAATGCTGTTTCAGGATATTATAGCAAAGCAAGTAGCAGTAGATATGCTTCGTGAATTTGCCTATAATGCCAATGTTCGTACAAATAGGCATTCAATAAATGCTTCTAGGCTTGATATTCTATATGAAGTTGATGGCGACTCTTCATCTATGAAAAAATCAGGTCTTAGCTATCAACTCGATATGGCATTTAAGGCCATTAAGCTAAGTACTTCTGGAATTGATAGAGTATGTTTGCCATGCCGAAACAATGGCATTAAATATAGAACTGTATAAGTATGACTGTAAAACGATATAATGCGACACTTCGCAATCTGGAATATAGGCTGCGAAGTTTTAAGGATAGCTTGCCTATGCTATTAGAAGATATTGTGCGTGACAAAGAAGATGTAATAGTATCAGCTATAGCAGATGACCAGCTATACCGTCGCGGTATCAATGGTAGAGGTGAAAAGATAATGGATTATATGCCGTATAAGCCTAAAACCATACAAATAAAAAAGAAAAAAGGTCAGCCTACTACAAGGGTCACATTGCGAGACACAGGTGCTTTTCATGAGTCTATGTTTGTAGTATTTGACTCAGAAGGTTTTTATGTGACTGCGAGTGATGAAAAAACACCTGAACTTATTGAGAAATATGGTGAAGAGATTTTTCGCTTAACAGATAAAAATTTTACCAGAATAATTCGTTCTCACATAAGAAAAGAATTAGTTAAACGATTAAAACAGGCAATAAGGAAATGAAGGAAAACTCAGTACAAATAAGATTTAAGGAAGACCCTGTATTGCTTGACAAGATATTACAGGATATGCAAAAGTCGCTTATGAACAGACTTAAGTGGCTTAATTATGCATTTGGTAGAGCGTATAAGCTTGTAGAACATAGGCCAGATGGTAATAAGTTTATATATCCTGCGATGTATAACGGCAGTGGAGAATATGTGTCACTTTTACCGAATGATAACTTTGGCAATTTTTCATGGTTTGATATTTATGACCCACAAAAAATTACTGAAGTAGTTCAATCATTGCCACAATATACTTTCAGCGGGGCCGTTATATTCTGGTATGACCTCAGTAGCATTTATGAAGATGAAACTGTTATGCATACAGAAGAAGTAAAAGATGAAATTATGCGAGTATTAACTACTCCAGGTCTTATTACTACAACTGGTAAGCTTGTTATAAATGATATATATGAGCGTTTTGAAAATATATACAAAGGTTATTCAATAGAGAAAATCTATAATAACTATACTTATAAAGGAGAAGGTATACAAGATATTGATAAACAATTCTTTATGTACCCTTATGCAGGAATACGAATTGAATTTACTTTAACAACTAGAGAATTATGTCAACGGTATATTTTATAACAATGCTTTCGGCTTTAATATATATAGCCTTAGCAGCAGCATTTGCTATTTTGCTAATTGGAAAACTCGGTGTGCGCGATGAGATAATTACCAGAGCTCCTAAGCTTATTTCTCAATTATTCGATTGTGACTTTTGCTTAAGCTTTTGGACGTCACTTATTCTCGCTATCATTCTCGCTATTTTCTTTAATGAGATGAGTATTATACTTATTCCTATCATATCAACCCCTATAACGCGAATTTTAATATGAAAAACCTGATAGTAAATAAAAAAGTCGTACGGGTATATGACAGCATAGATGAAATGCCTATTGTAAATTTTCAGAAGTACAATAAGTATTTGCTTATAGACTCTGGAATTGGCTCAGATGCGGATGATATTGATGCACATATAACCCGTGTTGCTAAATTCATTAAAAGCAATAATGCCAAAAAAGCTTTGCAAGAACTACAAAACATGAGGCAAAATATGTATATGGTGAACAACGAAATTTCACCAAGGTACTTAGCTTTTGCAGCTCTTATCCACAGCATAGACGGTGAAGAAGTTAATGATTTGTCAGACGATGGACTTAAAAATATATTGGCCAGGCTTAAAGAAATAAAGCATTCAAAGATTATAGACTTTTTGACTTGGCTTAAAAAAAAAGTAACCACCGAACTTGAAATGTACTTTCCAGGAGATTTTGTAAATCCAAAGGAAAAAGATGCATACGATAAGTTAAAGCAAAGAACACTTTTTGTGCTGGACTCTATGATAAATGACACAGATAACTCTGAACAGATAGAAACCATAGATATGATAATGCTTAATATGCATTCTCCAAAATCATACATAGGAAGTGAGTCTGTTGAGATAAAATATGATAAGCAATTTGAAAGTACTTGTCTTTTGATAGCTCAAAAAACAAGCATGGACGCTAAAAAGATGACAGTACTTCAATTCTATAATGCTGTTGATAATATAAAACAGCAATTAGAAGCAGAAAGCAAGAGTGTTAAACGGCATAAAAGGAAATAATTATGGCTGAAGACGATAAGATAAAATATAGCGATATAATTGAGCCGGATGACTCAATTGAAAAGCTTGTCAAGCAACTTGGCGAGCTCAATCAGTCATACGAGGCAATGGTAAATGCTATCAGAGCAGGTGCAGATAGGATTGTACATTCTCTTAAGTCTGCTAGTGGAGCTACAAGTGAAGGGCGTAAAGCTATCGATGAAGCAACAGCGTCTACGTCAAGACTTGAAAGAGCTCAGAATGAGCTTAAATTAGCTTTATCTGATACAGGTAAACAGATTGCTTGGCTTAAAGCACAAACTTCAGATGCTAATAGAGCAACTGTAGAACAGCAGCGTTATATCCAGCAGGCTATATCTTCTTATGACCGTCTTAAGTCTGACCTAAAGCAAACAGTTGAGCTATATAAGTCTTTAACTGCGGCTGAAAGAGCAGATAGCGAAATGGGGCAACAGCTACTCAATGATATTCTTAATTTGAAAAATCAGATTAAGGCTCTTGATGACCAAATGAAGCCTCATATCCAAACTCTGTCTGAAGTAGAAAAGGCAGAGCAAAGATTAGCTTATTTACAGTCAGATGAAGGTAAAAGATTACTTGAGTTAAAAGCTAAAATTGCTGAGCTTACTTCTGCTAGAAAACAGCAGAAAGCTACAATAGACCCATTAGCTCAGGCTCAAGAGAAACTTGCCTATGCTCAGTCAGAAGAAAATCAGCAGCTTAAACTCTATTCAACCCAAATACGAGAAGCAAATCAGATTGCTCAATTACAGGCTACAATTGCTAATTCTGCAGAAGGTTCTTATAATAGACTTTCAGCTCAATATGCATTAAATAAAATACGGCTTAACCAAATGTCTGCAGCTGAAAGAGAAGCTGCTGACTCTGGTAAAAAGCTTGAAGCTGAGACAAATGCAATTTATCAGCAAATGATAAAATTGCAAGAAGCAACAGGTAATTATAGATTGTCTGTAGGCCATTACCAAAAAACATGGGATGGCTTAGGCATTTCTATTTCTCAA